ATATTAAATTAGGATTCTTTATCTTGTTTTTATTAGCGTTATAGATTTCTCTCCACTTATTTGCATTTCCATAGAATCTTTTTGCAATCTTCCATAGACAGTCACCTTTGACAACAGTATAGTTTTGTGTGTTTGCTGGACTATTATTTCCTGATTCTCTTTGTGTATTTTGTGTTGCTACTGGTTTTTCTTGTTTTATTTCTATCTGTACCATTTTTGTGCTATATGCTCTATACTGCTTTAATTTTATAGATACAGCTACATCAAAACCGTCTTTAACATCTTCTTTTATCGTATAATCTTCTATAGTTACCTTCATATTTGTGTCAAATAGTAACTCTCCATTTGGTTTGGTTCTTGTTACTATAAACTGAAATGGCTTTTTTTCTACTTTTAGCTTTTCTATTTTTGCTAGATAATATGTTGCTGGCCTAAAGTCTCCTTCATAAATTGAAAATGGATAATTACTATTAGGTAAAGGTAAATCCAGGCTTAGCTCTGATAAACCTGGACTTTTTAATATGTTTATTTCTCCTTCGTTAATAAGGTCTAATGTTTTATTTTTATTAGATATTTTTATATCTAGCTTTGAAGGTCCTACTGGAAATAGTACTTCATCTAAATAGAATTTATACATTACTTATGCACCTCCTCAGCACCTGAGACTACTCCTTCATAAACTGCTTCTCTTACTGCTTCTGTTATTCAGTCTACGTCCATATCATTTTGTACATGATTTGTATTAGAAAAATCTATTTTTATCTCTGCTGTTGTGAATCTATTTATGCTTTCTCTTTCTGCTATATCCATTAAGTATTTTAAGTCTTCTTCTGTTACTTCAAGTGAATCTTTTATTTTCCCTGTATTATCTGCTATATTGCTTGTATCAAATGCCATACTTCCTATGTCTCCAAAACTACTAAAGCTATTAGCATTATTTTCTATTACATTTGTTGTATTCTGTACACCTGCCCCTAATGCTCCAAATGCGTCTTTGTTTACAAGCCTATATCCAAAATCATAACCAGCTTGATATGCATCACCATAATTAATTCTATCTATTGAGTGATCCCATCTTTCTAACGTTATTTTGTTATCTTGGCTTCCCCATTGTTGCACTTTATCAGATAATGAATTTAGTCCTGCTGTCCAATTTGTACCAAATATAGCATCTATTATTTTAGTAACTATTGCTCCTAAATCTAAAAACCATGAGGCTACATTTCCTATTACATATGCTACCTTATCACCAAAATTGTTAAATCCTCCTACTAAAACATTTAAAAGTGCTTCAACAGCAGTGATAATTATGTTTGCTACGGTATCAATAATTCGTATAATAGCATTAATAATTCCTATTACAATGTTTAAAATAAATGCTCCTGCTACTGCTAGACTCCCGATAATTACTCCTGTAGCACTAATAGTAGTGTCTTTTGCCTTATTTATAGCTGCAACTACTGCATAGATAATGGCTACAATTGCTATTATTCCTATTATTATCCATGTTAAAGGACATGCTAGCAATGCCGCATTAAAACCATATTGTGCTGCTGTTGCTGTAAATGTAGCTCCAGCTTGCATATTTAATGCAGCTGCATGTATTGTTTGCGCTATTGTACTTGCTTCAACACATAATTTATGTGCACCTAGTGCTAAATTGTATGCTAGTATTGCAGTTGCAATTCCCATTATTAGGGGCTCTATAATAGACCAATTGTCTATTATGAATTGTACTGTTGGAGCTAAAAATTCAATTACTTTTCCTGCGCCTGTCCCTATATTTTTTAACATTGTTTCTATGCCCTTACCAGTTTTTGCAATAATTTCTTGTATTGTCCCAAATCCTGCACTTTGAAGTGAGTTATTTATGCTCGTAATCATACTTGCTATACCTCTGGTAACAGCTGATTTCATATTTGCTATTGATGTTGCGTATCCTCCTGTTGCGTTTCTTGCCTGTTGTTCAAAGCTTTGCAGTCCTTCTAATCCTTTTTCATTTAACTGTATAAATGTATCCATGAACTGGTCCATACTTACTTTTCCTGCTCGAAGGTCTTCTCCCAATGCATTTGCATTAATATATCCCATAGCTGTAGCAACTTGTTTCATTTGTGCTGGCATTGCTGTCATTGCAGAGCGCCATTCCACCATGTCAGGTTTTCCTTTAGCATAACTTTGTGATAATTGTTCTAGTGCTGATTGTTGTACTTGTGTACTTCCTCCACCAGCAAGTATAGCATTATTTAATGCCAGAAACATTCTCGTGCTTCTCTCTATATTACTATTTGCACTTGTAAAGTTTTGAACAGAGCTTGCTGCATCATTTAGAGTTGTTGGCAATCCATCTAATTTTTCACTTAGTAAGTTTATCGAAGCATTTGCTTTGTCTCCACTTATACTTAAGTTTGACATTACTTTTGGATAATTGTTCATTGTATCTAATCTATTTAATGCACTGCTTATATTTGAAGTCACAAGACTTACTACTCTTTGTACAACACTAAATCCCATTAATGTTTGTACTAATGAATGTGCGGAATTATTAGCATTTAAGAAGTTTTGTGGCAATTTTGAAGTTTCATCATTAAGCCCTTTTGCACTATTCCTTGCTCTTTGGTTCGAATTACTTATTTGTGTAATACTTTCATTAGCAATTTTTGCACTTGTATCTAGCTGTTGCATTGCTACACTAACCTCTGCAATTGCTTCTCTACTTGCTTGAATTGACGCTGTATCTACTGCTTGTCCACTTGCTTTTTGTATTGATTCAAAAGTATTTAATACCATATTCATTGCTTTAACCATTGAGTTAAATGCAGGGGTCATTGCGTCTTGCACTCGTATGGCCGTTTGTATTGTTGCCACTCATATACTTGTATTAAAATAGAGGTACCCTAATAGACACCTCCTACTTTATTTTACTTTTTAGTTCTGCTTCTTTCTTTTTCTCATTTTCTACACGTTTTTGAATCATAGCTATTACTAAAGCTTTTTCTTTACGTGGTAGCTCTAGAAATTCGTGTGGAAATTTATGCAATTCATGAAGGCAATAGTAAGCATATATAGCTTCTCCATCGCCTTCTTCAATTAGTTTTTTGCTTCTTCTATTTCCTCATTTATATCATATCCATTTATTTCTTGTAATTTTACCACCAAATCGTCATATTCTGCTGGTTTTAGTAAATGTTCTTTTAATAAATCCTCTGGTTTCATTACATGATAAAAGTCTTGTAACTCTGCTGAATTTAGGTTTGGTTCTACTATACATTTTAATGCTAACAATTCAAGATATTTTCCTGTAATAAATTCTTGTTTAAAATGATTTCTTTTTCCTTGTACTGGTACTTGTTTGTAGCATTGTGCTCTTAACTCATCATTTTCTTTTGCTGTTATTGTTTTTAACTTCCATGGAATTGGATTTCCATTTTCATCTTTAAATCTATTTGAGGCTATATATTCAATTATCTCCTCTTTATCTTCTATCATAAACGCTTTTAAATCCATAATTTTCACTTTTCCTTTCTTTTTTATACCATACCATCTAGCATTTTAAATTTTTCTGGTATTTCAAAATCTTCAAATGTAAACTCTACATCTTCATCTAAATACTCACCATTAGCGTCAAATTTTGCTAGTATTCCACCATTTATATTGCAATCTTTTAATATTACTGTTTGTCTTCCGACCTTTGATGTTGGGTCCTCATTTGTCACTTGTATATCAAAATATAAGTCTTCTCCTGTGTTTTTGAATCTCTCTAATAATTCTCTAAATATAGATGAATTGTAATGAAGTGTTGCACTTCCAGTTCCCTTCCAACCTGTTGCCTTGTTTCCTTTTCCTGTCTTTCCTAAAATTGGTACTTCTGTTTTTGTTTTTTCAATTTTTGCTTCTAATTTTAATGCTTGCATAAAGTTATATCTATTTCCATCAAGTATAACAAAACATTCTGCTAGACTTGCACTTATTGAGTCTTTAGCATTCATTATCGGATTATTTAACATAGCTTTTTAACCTCCCTTTTTATCTAAAAAAAGGAACATCTCTGTTCCTTTAACCAATTACTACACTAACATATAGTTTTTCCATACAATTTATTGGCTGCATGTTATTATTTATAACTACTGACTTTTTGTCATTTCCTGTATTAATTGTAATATCTTCTGAATTAAAATTTTCTATAGCTCTTGCTGTTTGATATTCCTTAAATAATGTTACAATGTCATTCCATAGTGATATTCTTCCAGCTTCGTCATTTGGTATTTTTCCAATATATCTATTATTAAAAATTGTTGCAATGTCTGTTGCTGACTGGTCTAATACTCTTATTGTTTGGTTTGACTTAAAATCTTCTCCTTTTTCTGTTGTAACACTTACTAAACTATTTATGTCTGATAAAACCCTTATTTCATTTGCTACTCTATGAAAAACAAATTCACCATCTTTTATAGCATTTTCTAGTTGTGTTTGAGTATAATCTGCATTTATTGTATATTCTCCATCATAAGTTTTATTGCTGTTAGAAGCATTTATTGCACAACCTGCTATTGCTCCTGTTACCCAATATATAAGTGCAGTTTCATCTTCTATCACATTATTTTTTAGGTTTATTATTCCTTCATAATCTGCTGTTTCGTTATATAAGACTGTTTGAAATTTGATTCCTTGCGTATCTCTTAAACGTTTTGTATATGTTACATATAGTTTTTTTATGCTTTCTTCTTTACTTAAACAGCCTAATGCATTGAAACTATATGATTCAAGTAAATTCAAGAAACTTTGATGACTTTGTCCTGTGGTTGTTCCGTTTGTTCCTCCTTCTAGTGGTGTTTGTGCTGTTACTTCTAAAGTAGAATCTTTCTTGAATGTTACAAAGTCATTATCTTGTAGCTCACTTGAATCAGATACTGTTTGCTTGTCAATTTCTTTTAGTTCTAAAATTGTACTTACATCAAATTTTGACTCATCATCTATATTCTTCTGTATTCTTATTTTCAAGTCATTTCCACGTGTGCCTGTGTATTTAGCTGTAGCATATTTATTGTTTGCTTTTTCTCCTCCTGCATTTAGTTTAAATATTAATGCTTTTGTAGAGTTCTTGAATAATTCTCTAAGGCCCTTTAGCTTCTCATTTGAATAATCATATCCAAATAATTTCACAGAATCTTTTTCAAATTGTTCTGCTGTTATTTCTATAATTTTATTATCTTCTCCAAAATCAAGTTCTAAACCTATTGCAGATGTACCACGTTCGCCTACAGCTGATTTTATACTCTTAGCTGATATGAAGTTTATATATGTACCTGGTAATGTCTTATTTTGGATTGTGAAGTTTCCTCCTCCTAACATAATTTACACCTTCCTTTTTAAAAATTCATTTATTTTATTGTCTATTTCTCTTATAGAATATGATTTATCTTCTTTTAATAAAGATTTTAGCAAGTCATTGTATTCTAAGTATTTTTTGCTTCTTAGTATTTGCTCTTTTGTGTATTTTTCTTCTTCATTTTTAGTATCTATTGTTTTTGTGCTCTTTTCACTCATTTTCTTTTACCCCTCCTTCTATGCTTATTGAATCCATGCTGTTTGTCTGTTCTGTTACTTCTATTAAATGAAAATTATATGTAACAAAAAATATAAGTACATCGTCATTTATTTCTCCTCTCATGTCTGTTCCTCTTAGTAAGTCACCATTTAATAACTTTATGTATTCAAGATTATACAGTTTGTCTTTTATATCATTTAACTCTTCTTGTTTAGGGTCTTCTAGTATTGCATATATTGCATAATTTATATCATTTGATAATCTTTTACCTACTAATCTTTTTCTATTGTCATTAATCTCATCTATATAGAAGCACGGCATTTGTAAATCCTGCTTAACATTGTTTGTGTAGATTTCATAATCATCTCCAAATAGTTCATTTATTTTTATAGTTACTCCATCTAAAACATCATTTGTTTTCATTAAACACATCTCCTAGAAATTCTTTTAGTTTCTTATCTACTATTCCTTGAGCTTTAGATTTTATATCGATATATGACTTTGTCATCATAAGCCTTCCAGGCACATATCCTTTATGATTTCTTGTTCTATGGCCATATTCAACATATGGAAAATATGAAACGGAGTTAGATATATTTATTTGAAGTGAATCACCTACTTTAACCATTGGCAATTCATTCATATAGCTGTTAACATCTTTTCCTTGTCCTTTCCCATTCTTAGCTTCTTCTTCTGTTTTTGCTGTCCAACCTCTAAGTAAAGTGCCTCCCATTCTTCCTTTCATGGAGGCTTTAAAGTGGACTTTTTTCCCTTTTGCTGTAGTAAAGTTTACCGTTTTATATGTTTCTCTTTTCGGTTTACCATTTTTGTCGAATATAACCTCTCCCTTTTTATGTCCATTTACATTTTTCTTATATACCTTTTCATCACAATCATTTCTATAATTGTGTACAGGTGTTTCACTTATTACTTTTCTTAAAAACCTAGCTGCTAATTCTTTTGTTGCTTCTTCACAAAACTTTTTTGAATCGGTTTTTGCTAGTTTTTCAAGGTCTTGCTTAAATTTCTTTAACTCTGAAAACTCACACGAGCCCCAATTAGCCATTATGCCCACCCCTTCCATAGATTTAGTACTATTTCTTGATGTGTATCATAAACAGCTGGTTCTCCGCTGTTTTCATATTCTTTTATGAATTTTTCCTTTTTTACTATTATCTTTGAACCTTGTTTTATTTGTAATTCTGGTGCTATAAATAGTTTTACTACTTGTGTTACTACATTCTGTGGCTCTGCTTGACTTGTATTTGTTATAGTTTTATATGATAATCTACAAGGCTTGTCTTTTAATACTGTTTCTTCTGTGTGTTCTGTTACTTTTGTTACTGGGTTTTTAGACTTTATTTGTTCTATGACATCACAAGTATAGTCATATGTATTTTCTATGGCTTTTCTTGCTTGTTTTTTTCCTAATTCAATTAAATTCATTAATCCCACCTCGGTTGTCTATGTCTATAAAAAGCTTCTTTATATTTTTCTTCAAGAATATTTTTAGTAAAATCAATTGTTCCCGTATTGTAAGTAGTTCCATTTATATTTATTTGTGATTGTTTGTCTGAAAAAGTTGTTGTTGTATCTCCTATAGTAATGCTTTTTACTTTCATTTGTTCAGATTCGAGTTCCTGCTTTTCTTCATCTGTTAAGAATAAAAAGTTATGATTATTCAAATACCAGTAATCTCTTACCATATTTATCACAGTAGTATACATTTCCTTTGGCACTTTTGCTTGATTTATATTATCTATAATAAGTATTAATACTTCATATATGTCATATTCTAGTTGAGTTATACTCTCTTCTGTATAGTTACTTTGTATAATATTACCTTCCTCATCTGTTATTTCTTCTTTAGGTAATTTTAGTTCTTTACACAATCTATTAATCAACATGTTTTGAACATCTATTGTAGTCATTCTTTTTATTTGTTCTAGCATTGTCATTACATTCACTTACCTTCTTTTTTGAGTTTAGTTTTGATTCCTCTATTACTTCAACATATTCCTTATTATCTTTATATTCTTCGGAGCTAATTTCCACAATTTCATTTATAAAGTGCCATTTTCCAGCAAGTTTTAAGCCTGCTTCTTTTACTTTTACTATCATATCAGTTCCTCCTAAACTTTTAGGGAGCATTATAGCTCCCTTCTTCTATGTTAATTTAATTTTTGCTTGGAATAACTCATCAGCATATGGGCAACTTGGTAGTGCTGTGGCAACTGCCTTTTTCCATGTACCTACTGGGTCTTTTGTTTCTGTATATATTACATCTAAAATTTTCCCTACTTGCTCTGCTGTTACATCTGATTCACTTGTTAATACTATTTCCTCAGGTGTTGGACCATATATTGTTTCTCCTAATTCTGTTGCTGGTAGCATAACAAATGCATTTTCTGGGAAGTATCTATGTGTTTCAAATGTTCTTCCTTCTTGTTTTCTATATACTTCGTCATAGGTATATAGAGCTGGTAAGTTTAATGATTGTAAATATGTATTTAATTCTCCTACTGTCGCTATTCTTGTGGTATTATTTCCAAACAATCTAGCTATTATTTTTGGGTGTTTTAACAATTTCATTAAGATTGTATTTGAAGTTAATACTCTTTTTGGTTTTGTCTCCATCAAATTATACCATGTAAGCATATCTTCAATTGGGTCATTTGAATCTAAATCCCAATTTACATTTGCTACTTTATGATTTGCTGGAACGCCATAATCAATTACTGCACTTAATCCATTTTCATTTAATGATACAGTACCATTTGATAATAGTTCCATTCTCATTAATTCTATTCTCGCTCTTATACCAGCATTTAGGAAATCAAAATCATTAAATACTCTTTTAGTTAAATACTTCTTTTCTGCTTCATTTCTTGGGTATTGTAATGCAATTATTTCTTTTTCCTTCATTAACATTTTTCTTTTGATAAATGCTAACTCAAGTGCTTGTTCTTGTGCTGTTCTTGAACCAATCTCTGCTTCTGTATCAAATCCATGTACTTTAGCAATAACTGGTGTTCTACTTCCTTCTGTTATCATATCAAATTCTAGTGATTCTCTTTTTACTTCTGGAAATAATTCTTCACCTAGAAGTGTCGCATATTTCCTTTCTTTTAAATAATCTAATATATCCTTTTGTTTTATTAATTCGTCCATATTCTTTTTTACCTCCTACACTTCTCTATATTTTATATTAGGCATACTTGCCTTATCTTCTTCTGATATAGCTGCAGGCAATCTATTCTCAACTACCCAGCCTTCCACCATTACAGCTACTGGTTGTGGTCCTTCTGTTACATCTGCATCATGGAATGTTAGCCCTATAGCTTTTCCATCTTTTTTGAATACAGTTCCTGCTGGAATTATTTTTCTTCCATTTTCATTTGCCTCTACTCCTGTATCGTCTACCTGGTAAGTAAAGTTTTGATACCTACTTGACGCTAAAAAGTTTATATCATCTATTTTTCTTCTTTTCACATACATAACTTTATCCTCCTATTTAAAAAATTTACTTTCTGTATTTGCATTTTCTTTTTGGTTCATTTCTTTTGCAAAATTTGCTCCTGTGCTAACTGTTTCTATATCCTTTTTGTCAGCACCAGTGACAATTTTAATCCCTTTAATTTTTTGCTCATTTCCAAACACATGTGGATATTTTTCTTTATATGATTTAACAATGTCATCTCCTCCAATTAGCTTATCATCTTCAAATTTCAATTCTTTTTCTTTAATTTGAGATTTTAATTTTTCAGCATGAACCTCATCATTCATATTTAGTCCACTAATATAACTATCTATTTTTCTCTCATATTCTTCCTCTTTTTTTTGCTTTTCTAAGTCTTTATATTTCTGTTCCCAATCATTAGCAGATTTTTTAATAGATTCAATATCCATTTCTTTGTATCCTTTGATTTCATTGTTTGCATTTTCTAGTAATCCTTCTGTGTCTGTCAGTTTCTTTTGAATAGTCTCAACTTCTCCTTTTGCTTTTCCTATGTCTGTTGAATTCTCATCTAGTATCTTGTCAATTGTGTCCTTGTCACTAATTCCTAGGTCTTCTAAAAATTTTCTTTGCATTTATATCAATCCTTTCTCACTTTTTTCTCGTGGTTCGCTCCACTTAAATTTTTGATATTGTTGTCTTTTTTCGACTTCCAACCAGGTCAAAATTGCATAAAAATAAGAGCTCGTCGACTTAGCTCTTATTTTTTATTTATATTTAATTTTAATAACTACTTTATAATCCGTGGTATTATATCTTTAATGTCCTTTATCGCTTTTTTAGCTTTTGCAAGTGTTGAGTTTTCTTGCAAATATTCTATTCCTTTTGGTTTAATCTCTAATGATGATGTTATTTTTACTCCATTTCTCTTTGCTCCTGTTATTGGTATTATATTCACTCCAGATATATACCCTTCTTTACATATCTCTGCAATAATATATTCAAAATAACTCTGTTCTATCCCATAGGTTTCTGCTGTTAATACACTGTGTACATCTATATCTTGCCCTGTTTTTAAGCATTCATATAAATATATTAATATTTTATACACTATTATAAAATAATCATCTCTTGCCATAATTTACTCCTTTTTATTTTAATAGCTAATTTAGCTTTTCTTGTATATATGGTATTACTGTATTAAGCCAATAATTCGTTGATGTTTCTCCTCCTGATATGCCTTTTCCTCTATCTAAACTTTTCACATAATACACTTTATCTTTTACTAATTCTTTTCCTGTAATTTCTTTATATACTTTAGAAAAATCATATATAAATGTATCTTTATTATATATGTATTTATTTTTACTGTAGTATTCTCTAAGTTTCTTCCATAAGTCCTCATCTCCTCTAGCTCTTTGGGCTTCTATATAATGTTGATTAAATATTTCTTGTAAATTAGATTCCATTTCCTGTTACCTCCATAATAATTTTAAGCGTATTATCTGTATCTTTAAATACTTCCTGTATCTTAAATTTAGTTTCTCTTTGTAGTAAAAACTCATATTCTATATTTTTATAGTTTGTACTTAATTCATTGATATATAACCCCTTTGTTCCCTTTGGTACATAAATATCATATATAACTTCTCTGAGTTCATCTTTAAAATCTCTAATTGATGTACTTATAAATGCTTTATCTGTACACTCCTTGCCTTTTAGTAGTTTGTTTAGTTCGTCAACAGTAGTGAATTATTTAATACATCTGTTATATTATCTATATTTTTACTTAGTCTTTCATTTACTTTTCCTGCTGTTCTTAAACTTCTATTTATGTCATCAAAATCCATTCCTGTATAGTCAGCAATACTTGATTTTTGATTTGTATTCAATTCATCTAATCTATTTTTATACAGTTTAGTCAAATTGTCTGATTGTTCCGTTGTATATTGTTTGGCTTTAGTAAATTTTCTTTCAAAATTACTATCAAAATAATTAGTTTCTCTTGGCTTTAGTTTTTCTTCAATTTTAGAATTATATAATTTAGCTTCTTCTAAATATTTGTTGTCCTCTTCAAACTCATACAGTCTATAGTTTGTAACTATTTTCTTTTCCTCAGATGATAACGACATAAAATCTTTATTTTTTAATTCCTTATATCTCTGCTCTACAGTTTTTTCTTTATAATTCGTTTTAGTGTTTTGTTGTACTTTAAATGTTTTAGCAGATTTTATTGTTTTCTTTGGTTGTTCTTTAATTATACCACCATTATTATCATTTGTCACATATTTTTCTTTCCACTCCTTATATGTCATATTCTCTACATAGCCGGATTTTCCATTTTCATCACGATAAAAGCGTTTTTCATCTTGTGTAAATTCATCATCAAAATATGGAATTGTAATTGTTCTGCACCAGCAATGAAATGGAGGTGCTGTTAATCCTATTTCATAATTTTTCATTTCAAATACTTTGCCGTCTAGCTCTTGGCAAGTCTCTGATGTGCTTGAGTCTAGTACTGCTAATATTTGGTATCTTTTAACATCTAAATTATTAAAGCATTCTTTTTGACCTGATGAGCTAAAAAAAGCAGATTCAGTCATTACCAACCTACCTGCTTTTCCTTTAGATACCTTAAATTCTTTTTCTAGCTTTTTAGTTACTTTTATCAGGTCGTCTCCTCTTATTGTTGCTTGTGTTAATTCTGTTTGTAATGTTTTAAGTAGACTTTCTTTGTTTTTCCATATTCTATCAGAAAATGTTTCTTTGTCTGTTGTCCATGGCTTGGAAACAATTTTTTCTATCTTGTTTGTGTCTAATGGTTGTAAGTTCCAATACTTTCCTAGTCCTTTTTGAATTTCATATGCTGACTTGTAATATGTCTTAGAATATTGCTGTTTTGCTAAATCTGTCATTTTTTGATTTTGCTTAGCCTCTATCATTTCTAATTCAGCTTTTATTTGTATTCTTAAGGCTTCTTGTCTATCTATATGAACTCTTGCACTTGCATTTTCTAGTTCTTTCATCCACTTTTGGTTTATTGCATTTTCTTGACCTTTTTCAATATATTCTTGAACATTCCACTGAAATTCTTTTAATTCCCTTTTACTTAGTTGTTTTTTAGCTTCTGAGTAACTTACTCCATTATTTGCCGCTATTCTATTGTACCATGTTGTAACTTTGTTTTCTATATTCATTAATGCTTTGTCATATTCATCTTTTAAATCATTTATGCATTGTGTTCTATCTTTATTTAATGATTCTTCTAATTTTAGAAAACGTTGCTTCCAATATTCACTATTCTTCATCGTCATCATCTTCTTTTGCCTTTTTGCTATTTGTATTTGGCATTACTTTTGTATATTCATCTTGTTTTTCAGATTCCTCTTTTTCCTCTAGCTCTATTTGTCTTTTTTCCGCTTCTGTATCTTTTACCCATGGGTGGTTCGCTCGAATAGTCTTTTTACTTATATTTCCTTCACTATCTCTACAATTTTGTATTTTCTCCGATTCATTCGTTATCATTGACTTATTAAATATATATTCAAGCTCTATACTTGTATAGTCTTTACCTGTCGATAACAATATGTATGTATCTATGAAATATTTGAGATATTCTAAACTTGCCTGATACTCTGTTTCTATATTGCTACAATCAAGGTCTAAGTCTTCATATAGTTCTTGTATTGCGACGCCACTAGGTTGATTGCCAAATTTGTCTGATTCTGTATCTACTCCAAACCCTGCTTCATATATATCTTTTCGTAATTGCTCTATAAAAGCTTTAAATGCCTCTACATCAATTTTAGGGTTTTCATATTTAAAATCACCATCTCCAGCTACTAAAATCATTCCAAAAGTATTTAAATTTTCTGCTAATTCCTCTACTTTTTGATTATAATTCTTTATTACCTTTACCGCATTTGGAGTATCTTCTATTGTATCAGCTATACTTGATGTTAATTTATCATAACAATCCACTAAGTTTTTTAGGAAATGAATTAAAGGCTTTTCATCATCATTATATTTCCAATATATGAATGGTAGCTTTTCCCATACGCACTTTTGGTCCTTATATAAAAAATGACAATATATCGCAATACCTTCATCGTCTATTCTTATTACTCTGTTTTGCTCCTTTTGCTCAATATCTTCTATCAAATCGCCACTATCTTGTACAAAATACCTTACGCCTTCATAATCCCAATACTCAACTTTATAGATTGTCTTTTTTCCATTTTGATCATACACTACCATTGGGTATTTTATAATCATTGCAGCTAGATTTTCATGTTCTCTATCTTCCCATTGTGGTATCATTTCTGTTGCATATCTTAGTTTGACTTTAAACTTTCCCTCTTCATCTACATAAGGTTGCCACCATGCTATTCCGGTATCTATAGAATTTCCTAGGGTTCTTTTAAGACGTTTATGCATTCTATTGTTAAATATCTCTTTTATAAATTTCATGTATTCCTTATTTTCAGTTTCATTTTCTTCTAATACCTGCTTTATTGTAATTTTCTTTTTTAAAAGATACCCTTGTTTTTGTAGCTTCATTTTTCGAGGTATTGGGTGGTTTAATTTATTGCTTGCTAATTTCTTTGTTGTTCTCCTTATACCTCTGCTATCAGTCCAATAACGCTTTTTATTTTTTATTTCATTTTCGTTTAATGCATATTGTTCACCTAATATCATTTCTTTATATTCATATGAACTTTCAAATTCAGCTATTTGTATTTTTATAAACTCTTTTAATTTAAGACCATTATTTTTTCCTTGCTGTAAGATAAAATCTATTTTTTGCATTTCTGTTATCTGCATTTTATCGCCTCCTTTGGTTTGGGAAATGTACTCCTTGAATTGGTGGTTCCCATAAAGATAATGCCAAGCTGTCTGCCATGTCTGGAGATGTTAGATTTCTTTTTTTCATATCCTCTTTTTTTTCTAATTCTATTTTTCCATCGCTATTTATTCTATATTTTCTATTAGTTAACTGTGTTATCTGTGTATCATCATAGTATAATTGTATATTACCATTCCTTAGTTTTTCTCTCAGCAATCCCCACATTAGCCCAGTTGAATTACTAAATTCTATTGGCTCATTTTCATCATTTTTTCCTCCAGCTCCACCAAAATGGCACTCATATATTTCTACAGTATTCCAACGTCTTTCTTCTTTTATCTCCATTAGTCTATCGTAAACACCAACACCTAAGCCATCGCAGTCTATCTTTACATGAATTGGAACTCCTATATATTCTTTTCTATATCTTTCTATCATTTGTACTAATAAGCCAGTTACTTGCATTGTGTCATTATGATATATTTTTTCAGGTTTTTGTTGATATGTTTTATCAAATACAGGGCAAAGAATAGTTTGGTCATCTCCATATCGTGCTATGTCTGCTCCTATATCTATTCTTCTAGGTCTATATGTGAATATTTCTGTCTTACTACAGTTTTCTACCCACTCAAGAGCTATAAAGCTATCTGGCATAGATTTTGGGAACTCTCCTGCAACACGTACTCTGTAAACATCACTGTCTTTGCCATACATGTCAATAATCATCTGTAT